GAGACAAGATCATCGCCGCTCGATGTGGTTGGGGGTCAGGCAAGACCACCTCGCTCATCTTCGCTCTGTGGTTCGTCGCCAAGACGCGACCTGGCACCACCTCCCTCCTCATCACCGACACGACGCCCCGCTACAACAGCGTGCTCATGCCCGAGATCGAGAAGTGGCTCGCGCCTCGTGGCTGGGTCTACAATCACACGCTCCACAAGTGGACTGACACGCACTCGGGCTCGTCGGTCATCTGTCGGTCTTACTATCGCCCAGGCACTCGTGACGCGAGCCACAACCCACTAGAGGGGATCAACGTGACGAGCGGTGTGGCGTTCGTTGACGAGTGTCAGACCCTCGGCCCAGAGGTGGCGCACAAGGCGCTCGGGCGTCTGCGCTCAGGTCCCTCTCCCACGATGGTCTTGGTGGGTCTGCCTGTGGTCGATGCGTGGTGGTGCAAGATGGCAGAGCAGGCGGGAAATCATCCGCTGCTCTTCAGCTCATACGTCAACCAAGACAACCTCAGCGCGGAGTGGTTCGAGGCGACCAAGCTCCTCCCTCCCGACGAGCGCGAGGCGATGGTGATGAACCGACCGAAGCCTCCCTCGGGCTTGGTCTATAACGAGTGGAGCGAGGACACGCATGTCATCAGCGGTTGGGTATATCGCCCTGAGATGACAGGGCGCATCGCCATCGACTGGGGCTTCCGCAAGCCCTCAGTGATCATCATGGCGTATGACGAGGCGCTTGAGGCAACGGTGGTCGTCAAGGAGATCAACCCTCAAGAGGTGACGGTCGATCAGCTCGCCAAGCTCATCCTCGCCCACGCATGGCCACGAGCTCATCAAGCCTCTGCACCTGGTCCTCGCATCTGGCTCGACACAGGGGTCGCAGACAAGGCAGGTCACGCCCGCAACGATCAGACAGGCAGGAGCGCCTTCGCTGTCCTCTCTCGCCCCATCGAGGAGGGGGGGATCGGTGTGCCTCTCCGCTCGACCACCGACCCCGTTCGCGTGGACATCCTCAACGGTGTGCAGAAGCTCAAGCGCGCCCTCGCTCGCAAGCAGTACCTCATGACCCGAGAGGCGTGGGAGGCAGGTGAGCGCGCTCTCGGCAACTCGCTGAGGAAGGCGCTGCTCTCCTACGCCTGGGACACCACCGAACAGCCGAAGAAGGATGGGCGTGAAGATCCTCTCGACGCCCTGCGGTATGACTGCATCTTCCATCATTGGGCTGATGTGGTCGGGAAGTATCAGCCCCGAACGAGTACACTAGACAAGAGCCGCAGGAATGCGCGACCCTCCTCAGCCGTCTTTTAACAGCGACCAAGGAGCGAACATGCCACCTGATCTCGACATCAACGTACACATGATCGAGCAGCACCTCGTGCTTGTGATCCTTGCATCTGTCATCAGCTTCGGCGTGACCGAGGTCATCAAGCCGTTCGTCTCGATCCTCGCTGACGATCGCGAGCGCAAGAAGGCTATCGTGCGTCTACTCGCCATCCTCGCCGGCGCGGTGGTCGGCTACACTCTCGGCCCTAAGTGGCTCGATGTGTGGTTCGGTGCAGGCGCAGGAACCCTCAACGCATGGCTCGTGGCTGTCCTCAAGAAGAAGGTGGAGGACCGCCTGCATGTGACTCTCGACAAGACCCCACCTCCCACCAAGCCAAGCAAGAAGCCCGAGGAGACAGACGATGAGCAGCGTTAATCATCCCTCCCACTATCACGCCCAGAGTGGCGTTGAGGTCATCGCCGCCATCGAGGCGTGGGATCTCAACTTCAACCTCGGGAACGTGGTCAAGTATGTCGCCCGCGCCGGTCACAAGCTCGATCGCCTTGAGGACTTGGAGAAGGCGCTGTGGTACCTGACGCGCGAAGTGGACTATGCGCGCAAGGAGGAGGCCCGCCGTGCTGGTCGATGATCCACGCCCCATCGACTGCCCTGTCTGTGGGCAGAAAACCGCAGTCAAGAACGAGCGCATCGTGCCTCACCTGTCGGGCATGGTGAGAGGCTACTGCACCGGCACATCAATCAAGGTCAAGCCATACGAGCCAGGCGAGTTCGACCCTCAAGGCAAGTGGAAAGATGATGATGAAGCCGACACACAAGACCCCTAACCTGCGCGCCCTCCTGCGTGAGCATGTGCCTCTTGAGCCAGAGCATGAGCTCCACGCGCAGAGCCTCGCCCTCCTCGCTGAGATCGAGGCGGCGCTCGATGAGGCTGACGAGAAAGCGCAAGAAAAGTCAGTGCTTGAGTGTTATGGTGCAGACAAATCAAGTGATATTCCGACAGGGAGCAATCGGCATGACTAACACACAGCCCACGCAGTTTGACAAACAAAAGCTAAAACCGATCAAGATCGCGATCACCAACTTCCACAAGGCCACATGTCGCTTCTCTCATGCACTCAGCAAAGGCACTGCGCAAGAGGATCAAAAGCTTATATACGATTACTCATACAATCTATTGAGTGATTGTGTTTATTCGTACTTGGCGAGTTTAGCAGATGAGAGAGTACAGTTGAGCGATACAAACGCGATCTCTATTTTGATGGCTTATGGTGATTTTATGATACTTTCAAAATCCTATGCTGAATATAAAGAAAACAGCGATTTCCGAGATATTGCAAAAGGCATGACCGAACTCGTTAATCAGGCAATGCTCGGTGAAGAAGATGATCGGTTTGAACTTCTCAGTGAAGTAGTCCGTGCTGCGCTTCAGTGGCCAAGAGGCGAAGATGCGCGATGCTGACTAGACTCATGTGGTTCATCCACAACACTATCGGACATCCCATCGCGGGCTTCCTGTTCCTGTTCGGTCTCGACAAGGCAGGTGACTGGGTCCACGACATCACCCTCCCTGCTGGCTTCCTCGATGTGCCTCAAGGCTTTGTGGTCGAGAGAGTGTTTGACCTCGATGAGGGTGACGAGCAGGCGAGGAATATCAAGAGTGTTGACAAGGTTGATAGCACTCATCAATAGTGCAAGCTAGAACTCATTGGACTGCTCGACGGCATACCGTCAGCACCCTCACCGACGAGGCGCTATGGACTACTCAGAGATAGACGATACCCCGAGGCACATGCGCGCCTTGCATCCGCGCTTTGTCACGCGCGGCATCAGTGGCACTCAGCTCTCAGGCGGTGTCATCTCTGGGTATGAGCGCAACGTTCAGCTCACAGGGCTCAACTGGGTCACTGAGGCAGAGGACATGCTGCGAACTGACCCTGTGGTCAGACGCTCGTGGCACATGCTTCGTCAGACCCTCCTCTCCGCGACATGGCGCTTCATGCCTGCCGATGAGGAGGACCCTGTGTGTCTTGAGCTTGCCCGCTTCGCCAACGAGGCGTTCGGGCTCGATGGCTATGCAGGGCAGATGTCGCTCTCGTGGGAGGCGCAACTCAGCTATCTGTTTGAGTTCGTGCCTGTCGGCTATCGCTACGCCGAGGAGGTGTATCGCGTAGGCCCAGATGAGAACGGCAAGGTCCGAGTGTGGCTCGACCACTACGCCGACCGCGAGCCTTCTGCTCACATGCGGTGGCTGTCGCGCGATAATCAGAACCTCGATGGCGTGTTGCAGAACATGGTCGGCACCGAGAAGGTGCCTCAACCCATACCTGCCAACAAGCTCCTCCTGCTCACGCTGAACCGCACAGGCTCCAACTTCGAGGGCGCTGGCATGCTTCGCCCTGTGTGGTGGTGGTGGAGGACTAAGCAGCGCGTGGCGAACTTGATGTGTGTCGGTCTCGATCGATGGGCTATCCCCACGCCCAAGGTCAAGATCAACCGAGAGAAGGCTGACCTCGCAGGTATGACCGACGCAGACATCAACGCGATGGTCGATGAGGCAGAGCACCAAGCGCAGGCGTTCCTCTCCGCAGAGCAGGCTTACCTCATCGAGAACGATGTGGTCAGCTTCGACAACTACGCCGCGTCACCTTACCTCTACTCTCAAGGGCCTCTCGACATCATCCGCGAGTGCGACAACCAGATCAGCCAAGCCTTCCTCGCGCAGTTCGCCAACCTCGGCATCAGCGACACAGGCTCGCGTTCGGTCGGTGAGGTTCACCTCTCGGTGTTCAGACGCGCGGCGATCAACCTCTGCGACCTGGTGGCGTCAGCGGTCAATGGTGTCGACCGCAGAGGCGCAGGGACTGTCGGTCGCCTCGTTCAGTTCAACTATGGGCCTGTGGATCCCTCTAAGCTCCCTCGCCTTCAGCACACGGGGCTCGACACAGACGACCTCGCTGAGTCTTTGGGCATGCTTCCGCAGCTCGTGCAGGCAGGGCTCCTCAC